TCATCTGGCTGGGCCGGTGATGATCAATTCGCGAGCGGGCTGAGCCTTGCCATTGCCGCTTACCTGATAGGTCGTCTGGACCTCTTCCAGGGTGAAGCGGCCGAACAACTCGCGCACCGTTGGATGGTCATTCAGGCTGAGCATGAACTGCCCTTTCAACCTAGCCAGCTGCTCTGCCATCTCGGCGAACTCGGCTTGGCCGAACATCCCCGCACCATAGTCTCCCTCACAATCGAAATAGGGAGGGTCGAGATAGAAGAGCGTGCCTGGACGGTCGTAGCGCGCCACGAAATCCTGCCAGCGCAGCCGCTCAATGGTGACGCCGGCCAGCCGTTCATGAAGCGCCTCGAGCATGGGCGCCAACTTGGTCACATCGAACCGGCTCGGCCGTGTCGGTGCGACGCCGAACGTGCGGCTATCCACTTTGCCGCCGAACGCGAGACGCTGAAGATAGAGGAAGCGGGCGGCCCGTTGCAGATCGGTAAGCGAACGCGGGTCCGTTGCTAGCAGTTTCTCGAAGCCGGCTCGCGAGGCGATCTGGAAACGGATCATGTCGAGGAAGGCGACGTAGTGGTGCTGGAGAATGCGGAAGAAGGTGGAAACATCTTCCGACCAGTCATTGATGACCTCGGCGGCGGGGCGCAGATCGCGGCGGAGGAAAATGCCGCCCATGCCGACAAACACCTCTGCGTAGGTGTCGTGAGGCACGTCGTTGATGCGGGTTATGACCCGCTTTGCCAGATTGCGTTTGCCGCCGATATAGGGGGCGACCGGCCGAACAGGCGCGACGGCCTGAAGTGGGTATGCAGGGTGATTGCAGGTCGCGTGCAGCGACGCTGAAAATGGACTCGACTCTTTCACGATGTTCTCTATTTGATCGCGCCGTCCAGCGTTGGATGGCGGGATGGTTTCGGCTTTGGCCAGCCGGATCGTGACGGGTCTCTTCCGTCGGTTTGGGGCGTTGGTGCGCCCCATCCCCCGCCCAAAGGCGGTGAATTGAAAACCGGTGCGGCTCGGACTATCTTCAGCCTGCGATGCGCGCGACGCGGTGAATTCTTCCCTCCGTAGCGCGAGGCTACCGGCCGTTGACTGCTTTGCAGGGGACAGGAAGTCCCTGCCGCGCATCGTCCTCTCCATCATTGGCGGCGATCCATGAGGATGGTGAGGTTGCGGGTTTCGGCGGCAATGTTGCGCGGCCGACTTCGATGGAAGCTGACCAGCACGGGCAACTCGTCGCCCGCATCCTGACGGACCACGGCCTTCCAGATATTCCCGGCCTCGTCGGCAAAGAAGATGAGCTTATTGTCGCCCTGCTGTGCGATGACGAGGGCGCGGGACACAATGTCAGGTAGCAGGCGATAGTCCGCTGTCGTCAGTTCTGGATGACCGGCGGAGATGTCCTGCATGTCGCCGCGCTGTTTGCGGTAGACGCCATCGGGCATGATTATGACACGGCTGCGAGCCTGCATCGCCTCTTGCTGGGCGGGATCGAGGATGGCCACGGGGAACGCCCCGTGCGGGGCGCCAAGGAACTGGTCAAAGGCGGCATCAGCGATGATCTCCCGCAGCGTTCTGTCGGCTGACGCGTCCATGCCGGCATCGGTCGCCGCGCGCAGTGAGGCGACGGCCTTGGCTGCGACTGCGCGGAGATGGGCGGTGCCCGGATTGTAGCTGAAGCCGGGGTCGATACCATCCGGCACAGCAAACTGGCGCCCCGTGGCATCCGTGAAAGTGCGAGAGTTTTGAGGCAATTCACTGTCGGGTGTGATGGTCCAGCCCATGCGCTTCATCTTGCGCTCGCTGACCTGCTCGAAGTGACACTTGCAGCCCCAACCGTTGGGCGGGAAATGCGTCTGCCAGAAGGGATGGTCGACCGGCAGCAGGATGCCGTACCATGTCTTGTGGAGCGGGCGCTTATGTTCCGAGGTCGACGGCAAATAGCGCAGATATGGATAGACATCCTTCTGCCGCTGGATGCGCGCCCAATGCCCTGACGCCATGCTCATCGCGACGTTGGTATTGTAGATGGTGCGCAGCCGCCGATCATTGACGATGATGGTGTCCGGCGTGCCCGTGAGGTCGGCATTCGCGACCGCGCCCCACCAGCCTGCTTTTTTCATCTCCGGGAGGATCGCGCCCTTCCAGTCCTCAAAGGTGCCGCCGTTGCGCAAGATATCGTCGATCGATATTTGCACCGACCGCAGGAGGTCGAGCTTCGTGATCTTGGCCACAGTGAAAGCGACAGCATGATTTTCATGCATCATCTCCGACCAGCGCACAGTCGGCTGGAGCGTACCGCGCGCTTCGAACGCGCGGACCACATCATCCGGTTTCAGGAAAATGGAATAGCCCAGGCTGTCGGCCATTATGCGATCCGCACGCGGTCAGCGCTGGCGCCGACGCCCTGAGACAGATTGGCAGCGTGGCCGGCATCATAACCGCGCCAATAGTCGGCCGCCAGGCGACCACCTTTTTCCGAGGCGTGGCGGCTGCCGATTTCGACCAAGTTGCTAAACCGGCGCTCGATATAGCGATCCGTTGCTGCATGCGGCGGGACAGCCGGCATCAGCGCCTTGACCTTGCTATACACGGCGGACGCCCATGCTTCGCAAAAGATGTCCGCCCGCTGGCGCTTACGGCCAGGGCGGCAGCGCTTGAGATGTGTGCAGATATATTCTTGCCTTGCCGCCTTCAGTTGGCGGAACAGGACCAAGAACGCATAGCTAGCGATTTCCGGCGTCGGGCCGGGGCCGATGTAGATCCGATGCAGATTGGCACCGATCGCTACCTTGCAGCCAAAGGCGTGGCGCACTGTCATGCACAATGCTTCTTCCCACAGGGGCGGGCGCTGCGTGGTGGAGCCCTTTGCTGTGGCCTCGCCGATTTCCGACATGGCGATATCGTCCATGGAAACACCATGCTCATCCATAAGCGCGCTTGCCTTCGCCAGAGCGGCGGCGGCCTCATGCTCATTGGATGACTTCGCCAGGGCGAGGCATTTCCTGATTTTGGCCAGTAACGCGTCCTTCGCGGTATTCATGCACGCCTCCATGCGATGATGTCGAATTCACCGCCGGTCAGCGTCCACCGTGTCGGCACGGGGCGGCCGATGACGGGCCAACTGTCGTCTGGCTCACGCCCATTGCGCAGGCGTACGCGGACCCGTGCCCCTGCGGCTTCGCTTTCCGCGAAGAGGTGCGGCGGGCATTCCTCCTCGTGGAAGCTCGGATAAAAGACTGGCGCTTGGCCGGCGTTGGACAGCCATGTCATGCCGTCACCTCGGTGGCCGGCTGGGTGGCGGCATCAATTTGGGCAGCAAAGCCGGCGCGCTCCAACGCCTGGATGAGCGGCGTATCTTCCATCAGGCCAAGCGCATCGGCCAGGATCGCTCGGGCTTCCGTCGCGCTGTCCGACGCCATGAGACGATCGACCAGCGTGCCGGTGATGCTGTTGGCGACGCGATAGCCGTCCTCGGCGATCATGCGATCGACGACGCTTTCGGTGTCATCATGATCGCTGGCGGATACCTCCGCAAAGCTGGCGGCCGGCTCTTCGTCCACCAACTCATGCCAGTCGTCCTGGATCGCCTCGAAGCGTTCCGGCCCGAAAACGAGGCGGCCCTGATAGGGCTCGACCCTGGACAGATCGATGTCGCCGGCCTCGTATGTCAGGGTGACGTGCGGGAGATAAGAGGGGTAATCCCAACTCGCCCCCGCATCGCGCATTTCGCGATGGCGCCATTGCAAATCGGGCGACTGAAACAGCAATGCAACGGCGCTGCCATCGCCCATAGGCTCGACCAAACGCGGCCCGCCAGGACCAACGATCACCTCTCCGGTATTGGAGCCAAATTGCCCCATGCCGAACCAGTTCACCGGTCGCTTGGAATAGGTCACCGTGACGTGCAGTTCTTCTGCCGGCAGCGTCGTACGGAACCCCTGGGCGCGGAAATGGTCCAGCACCTCGCTAGTATTGAGCAACTGCCGATACACGTAGAGCGGGCGCGGATCGTCGGCCGCAAAACTGACTATCTTTGCGGGCTGTGGTGCCACATCGGCATCATCAAGCGGCGTGCCACCATTATGGCCCAATTGCTCGGGAGGATTGGGTTTCGGCTGCGAACCGGACGGCGCATCGGGATCATCGCGACGCACAAAGCCTTCGCCATAGGTATCTTCGTAGCTATCCTTCGTGCGGACCCAGCCCAGATCGGCAAGCATCTTGTCGGTTTCCGCCTGGGCCTTGGTGTCCTGCGGCTCCTCGACAATGCGGCGAACGATCGGCGCGGCGACATCCGATCCGAAGTTCCAATCGGTCCACCAGCGCGCCGCCTGCTGGGTGAAGCTGTCGGTCAGATCGTCGGCGTCGGTTTTGACCACTTCCAATTTTACATCTGCATGGACCTCGCCCTGGGAGCGCGAAGAGCCATTGTCCGTGGTCATGGTCTGGGACAGCACGATCTTGCTGATCGCGCCGTCCATGTAGAGGCACAGCGTGTGAAAATCGGTGATGCCCGACTGCGCGCCCTTGAGCAGTTCAACGGTTACATCGTCCGGGACAATGAAGCCGCTGTCCGTTGCGATGGCCTGGAGGGCGGACAGCAGCTTGACCTGCTCTTCGCGCGTTGCCCCACGAGGATATTTGCCGATGGCCGTGGGCGTGCCGAATTTGTCGAGGAAGATGTTCCAGAAGCGGATACCATTCCGCTTGAACAACGTGGGCCAGTAGAGCCAGTGGGCCAGGCCCTGCCCATAAGGTTGATCATCATCGGCCGCGCCGACCGAATGGACCCAGAACTTACGCTCGGGCAGGATTTCGCCCTGCATGTTCGTGGGCGTGAGCATGCGCAGGCGGTCTTCGTCATCATAGCGGAAACGCCGCGCATGGCGCACTTTGATGCCGGTGATGTCGAGCAGGCCATCACGATAGCCCCACATCAATTCGCCAACGCTATAGCCGTAAAAGCTGGCCATCAGCATCATCCGCGTCACCCGGTCCCACGCCAGGCGCTTCATGGTTCGGTCAAAGGCCTCCGCGGCCTTTGCCGCACGCGGGTCTTCATCGTCGCCCGCCAGGACGTTCCAGTCTCGCGAGACGACGGCGCCGATGCGCTGTTGCATCGTCGATTTGACCTGATCGTCGTTGAAGACGATGTCATAGGCGCCCCAATCGACGGCGGTGGATAGCTTGGGGTCCTTCGCTTCGCGCAGACCGCGAACCCATGGCTGGGTGATGTCGCGGCCATCGCGCGTGGTCGCGATCTCGGTGAAGAGTTCAGGCGTCGGACGCGGGACGGATGCCACGCGGCCAGGGGAACGATAGGGGGCGGGTCGCTGGGCCATCAGAAGTAAAGTCCGCTGGGCCGGCGACGGACGGTGCCGAAGCCGGTGGAGGTGATCATCGTCTCGTCAGCAGTGCTGCGGATTTGGTGGAGGGGCTGGACTTCGATCGGGCCGGCGAATTCGCCTGCGGCATTGACGCACAGCGCTGCTGCCCAGAAACGGTCGCCATGGCCGTCGCTCTCGCCGTCGTGGACAAGGCGGACGGCGCCGGTGGAGGTAACGGCCTTGGTGATGGAGTGCAGATCGTCCCGCAAATAGATGTCCCCTGCGGGAATGCGGAACTTGCGATCCTCCATCCGATCCTTGAGCATGGTCGCCAGGGCAAATTTTGCCGGCAAGGTGAAGGTGACGCCTTCGATGCGGAACTTGCCCAGCAATCCCTTGGCCTGTTCGACGAACGGCCCCCCCATGCCGGTCTCGTCGATCGCCGCGCGCGAGACGCGGTCACGCTGCACGACATCCGCCAGCATCTGCATCTGCGCCTGGAACGGCGCGCGCCGCATCGTGATGATCTCGCGCGGATACAGGGTGTCGCCCAGCTTTTCGGCGACCCAGATGCAGGTAAGGTCCTTCTTGCGGGCAATATCCATGCCGACGAAGACTTCGGCGTTGGTCGGCCCGATCGGCTCGCCGGTGATATCGTCCCTGGTCTTGATGCCATCGGTGTATTCGATGACGCGCACACGACCATAGCCGGGCGTTTCGGCCTTGTTGATGAGGTCGAAGTCCAGCCAGGCCGAAGCCTCGTCGAGCCATTTGAGCTCGAATTCCTGCGCCCACAGGTCCGGGTCGCTCATACCGGCACGCAGTTCGTCGATATTGCGTTCCAGCCCCGCCGCAACGGCCTGATAGATATCGACCGTATGCCGCGACCAGATCGAGTTGGTCGCGGTCATGATCTCGTAGAACTTGTTGCTCTTCCCGTTTGGCGTCGAAATGACGCGCAGCTTCCAGCCCTTGGATATGACCGGGAAGAGTGCGCCCCAGATAGCCTTGCTGTTCTGATGGAAGGCGAACTCGTCGAGCACGGCGTTGGCTGAGAAGCCGCGCGCGGTATCGGGGTTGGCGGGCAGCGCCGTGATGCGCGAGCCGCCGGGAAACGTCACCTCATAAGTGCGATAGGTGGCTTCTGTGGTCTCGCCGCGAAACTCACCCTGGGTGATTTCCGGGGGCGCCCCTTTGAGGCCATTGTAGAGCGCCCAGAAGGCCCGCGTCATCGGCTTGACGTTCTCCGTCATCGCCTCCATCGCCTGCCGCTCACCGCGCGACAGGATGACCCAGCGCGTGCGCTTGCCGGTCAGTTCTGCTTCAATGCAGTCATCGACCAATTCGGCGCAGGTGGTGAAGGTCTTGCCGGTCTGACGCGAGAACATCCCCGCCTTGAACCGGCTTTTATCCTCCAGCCAGGCGCGCTGATAGGAATGGAAGTGGATGAGCCGCTCAAGCTCATCTCCGAAGGCGCGGTCGGCCATTAGTCGCCGAAGCCCAGATAGCGGCGAGCCTCCTGCAGCGCTCCGGGATCGATACGGCCTTCCTTACCCGCCACATCGAGTTTCCGGCGCATTTCTTCCTGGGCTTCCCGCTTCGCCTCGTCGCGAAGGCGCGCGTCGCGTTCCGCGTCAAGCTTTGCCGATGACAGCAAATCCTTGGTGGCCTTCGCCAGGCGCTGGAAATCGAGCGAGCCCAGTTCCTCGCCATCGCCCGTTGCCATGGGCAGGATCATGCGGGCACCGATGCTGGTGAGCATCTGCACCATGAACTTGCCCTCGGCATTGTCGGCGCTGCCGAATTCGGACGCGAAGGCTTCGGCCACCACGCGGATATCGCGCTGGTGCTTGGCCACCTCGGCATAGTCCTTGGCGTACCGGCCTACTGCCGAGCGGGAGCGCGTATGCCCGAGCTCGGCGAGCTTGGCGACGATATCGTCAATGGTGGCGCTGCTTTCGAGCGCCTGGACGACAGCGGCCTGCACCTGCGGCGGCAGGGTCTTGATAGACGACTTGCGCCCCATATCAGCGCTTGCCCGTCTTGTGGCGCCAGATGCCGTCCAGCTTGAGGCGACCATCAGCCACTTCGATCCCGTTGGGCAGGATCGAGGCGACGGTGTACGGGCCGCATTCGGTGATTTCGAGCAGGCGCATATTATGGTCGGCGAGCCAGCGCATCTGCTCGGTCACGGCCGGGCGCGGAAAGCGATGCCCGAGGCCGGTCAGCATGATGGTCAGCACGTCGTCGTTTTCCTCGCCGCCTACATCATGGATGAGGTCGAGGATCGCGCGGCGGATAAGCGGAAGGATCGCGTCGGGGATCATTTACTCACCCCGCGTTCGATCAGAATTTGCAGATAGTCGTTGGACGTTTCGACCTGCTTGCCAACGCCCTTCACTTCGGCCTCGATGCCGCTGACGCGGCCGGCCAGGACTGCCATTTCAGCCATTAGCTGCACCCGCGTCGGCGGATCGTCCCGGTCGGCCTTTAGCTCCTTTATGGCGCTATTGGTCGCCTCCAAAGAGTTCTTGGTAGCGACCTGATCGATCTGGAGTGCATCGACAGTCCTCTTGAGCGAGTCGAAGTCTTCCTTCGACGGGAATTTCTGGCGCAGCCACAGGAAGCCCGCGAGAAGGATGATGGGCGTGATCGTGGAAGCGATCGGCCACAGCTTGATGATGAGAGAAACCCAGTCAGGCACCGAAGGCCTCCGACTGGTGGATATGTCGAATGGACACGATGCCCCCTGATTGAAACGGCGTTGAAAAGCCGGTTCACAATGCCTTTGGCATTGGGGGTGAAGCGTAGTCCGTCAGCTGATATCCACTGGCGGACTATCGTTCAAAATGGTGAAGATATCGATTTGCCTGGGATCGATTTTGGGCACGCGTCGCGGCAGGATCGCGGGAGGCTCGGCATCCTCATCTGCATGGTTGAGCAGATAGGTCAGGTATGTGCGCGATGTGCCTAGGATAATAGCAGCATCGCGGGCTGTCATCTCTCTTCTCCTCACAAGACGCAATACCCCACCACGACGGGCAACTCGCAACGCGTACCGCGCAGTCGGTACCTGAAATTTGGTTGGGCCATAAACGTGGCTGACAATCTCTGCTTTGGCAGGGCCGATGACCTCTCGAAACGGATTGCGGCTGGCGTCGATCGGGATGTACTTCAACTGGCCGCCGAAGTTCGCGACGATCTGCATCGTTGCGTAAGCGCCAATATGGTCGGCCATCTCGACCATCTGTTCTGTCCAACCTTTCGAGGGCTGGATGTCCTCAGGAATAGGGATGTCGTCTAGTCGCGGCAACGGCTGGGGACTGTCTGTGGCGGCCATCAGTCGAGGACCTCCTTGCCCTCAAGGCGGCGCAGTTTGCGGCCGAGCAGGCGGATGCCTGCATCCAGTTCGGCGGTGGACCAGACATGGTGGTTGGCGCACAGATTGAGCGCGCTTTCCAGATAGGCGAGATAATGGTGGCGAAGCGCACCGGCGGCCTGCAGCTTGGCCCCGATCGCGCCCAATATGGCATGGCGATCAGCATGCTGGTCGGAATAGACTGGCGACCGCTCTGCAAGGTCCGCCACCTGATCGGGGTCGGGCCAGTTGACGCCGACCCGTTCCAGCCAGCCCTTGAGCCCTTCAATCACCTTGGCCGCCTTGCGGTGGTCGAGGAATTTGAGTGCCGACACGCCGGTCTGCCGTTCGACGAAGGCGGAAATCGCGCGGTCATCCGGCTCATTGATGGCGCCCAGCCAGTAGAGCGACCACCATAGCGCCTTGATCTTGCCGATATGGGCACGATGGCCCATCGGCCCTTTCCAGCCCTTGTTGAAATGGTCGAGCAGGCGGCCGAGCTCACCGATGCTCATATCCGACATGCTGGCCTTGCCGACCAGATCGCCCTGGATGGACTTGCGCATGTCATCGTCGATAGCCTGCCGCTTGCAGGCGGCGCGGATCGCGATGATCAGGCGAGTGCGGCCATATTCGGTCTTGCCGCTCCTCCGGCCCGATATGGAGACGCTACGACGTGTTTCAGCCATTATGAGCCTCCCTGCGGTCCAGTTCGGCGCGCAGCCGGTCAGTCGAAACCTTGGCGAGATCAACCTGTCCGGCGATCCGGTAGGAGCGATGGCCAGGCCGGTGATCACTGACCAGTTCGCCCATCTCCAGCAGTGCCTGGACACGGCGCCAGACTGCCGAGGTGGATTTGAGGTTCTCCATCGCGGCCAGTTCGCGGATGGTGGGCACCACGCCGTAGCGTGCATGATGATCATGGATATTGATGAGCGTGCGACGCTGTTCCTGTGTCATGCGTCATCTCCGAAATAGGGCAGTTGCAGCGGCGGCGCAGGCAGCGCCGGGCGCCTCGTCTTTGCCTTCGGCTTTGCGGCAGGCGCGGTCGCAGGCTCTTCCTTGGGCGGATGCTGGGCTTCGTGAAGCTCGCGCAGCAGATGGCTGAGGGCATAGGAGTCAGTGATCTCCAGCACGATCGTCAGGCGCGTCGACTTGGGTCCTGAGGCAGTGGAGAATGATTTGACCTTCCCGGCCTTCCGTTCGAACAAGATGTGGCAATAATCGCTCACTGCATGCCCCCCATGCTCGGGTGGGATTGGCGAGTGGCTTCCGATACCGTGTCGGCAAAGAGGCCAGCGACATGGTCGATGTCGTCGCCGCGCAAGATCACGGTAAGGCCATCGCCGCCGCCATGTGGGGCGAGTGAAATGTAAAGAGTGCCGTTCTGCGCGGTGAAATAGATGCCCTCACCATCGTTGGCGAAATTGGTGGCGACAGCAGCATGTGCAGCATGATGGACGATATCAGCCACGGCTCTTCTCCTTGAAGTGCTGGTGAAATTGGGTTGCCAGGGCGCGCATGCGGGCCGGGTCGGCGAGGTCGGGAATTTCGACGACTTCCTGCAGCGCCTCGACGGAATGGGTGCGTCCACCGCGCCTGCGCTCTAGGGCGAAGCTCAGGCGCTCGGGGCTGTTGGCCACGATGATGTAGACGCGGATCATCGCGGCCCGCGCTCCGGGACTGACGAGCGCACCAGCGCTTCTCGTCCGGCATCGGCTAGGGCAGTCGGCAGGGGCAGTTCGCCAATCTCATGCGCGTAGATGATCGCGCACAGGGCGTCGTAGAGGTCGATCGCCCCTGCCATCTTCAATCCGTCTTCGGGGTCGACAGTTTCGACCAGGTCGGCGATCAGCCCACCGTCCTGCGCATCGACGATCGTGCCGGTCGCGATGTCGTAGAAGAAGCTCATGCCGCGCACCTTTCGGGATGGTGGAGCTTCAGCGCGTCCAGCAGCATGGCCGACGCGATCATTGCGTCCCGGTCCCAAAGGTCACCGTTCAGCGCCACGTTGAGGCCAGTGCCCGACGGCTCAAAGCTGCGCTGGGGGTTCGCCACCTTGAGGTCGCGGTTATTGTTGAGCCAGATGCGGATGGTGGCGCGCCTGGCCGGCCCTACGCGGATTTCTCCACGACTAAGCTTACCCAGGAAGCATGGGTCTCCCAGCGCCGCCTGCCCGAAGGCGGTCGGGGACATGCCCGACCGGCGAAGGAAGTTCTGGATTTCGGTGCGCAGACTCATGCGGCCTTCCTCCCGCCATGGCGGTTCCACTTGGCCGCTGCTGCGGCGTCGTTCCGCTCGAAATCCTCGACAGGCAGGCCCTGTGCGCCACAGCGCAGATTGGGGCAGGCCGCACTGGTGATCACCATGCCCTCGCGCGTCTTGCGTGCGCGCAGGTGCGGCATACGGCCGCATGTGCAACGGTTGAGCCTAGCCATTGGCCTTCTCCATCACGATCTTGTTGACGGCGTTGGCGCGCCAGCGATCGAGCAGGTAGCTGCCGGCATCGTGGGTGCAGCTGGCGCTTACGCCGGCGACGCGCAGGACGGTCGGGTCACCGCGCCGGAAAGTGGCGCGGTGGTCTGCGACGAGGGCGGCGATGATCTCCTCGGCCGGCGTGGCCTTCCTGATCTCGTCCAGGACAAAGTCCGAGGCCGCGCACAGACGGGCGAGCATAACCGGCGTCATGCGGCTTCCTCCTGGACCTCGACAGGCTGCGGCGTGGTTTCCTTCCGCTCGGCCCGGTCGATGAAGAATTCGTCCGCCTGGTGATTGCGGGCGCCCAGCCACAAGAGCACCTGCCCCAATTCCGTATTGTCGGTGATCGCGGCAATGCAGGCCTGCTTGTCCAGCTTGGTGGTGATGCGCAGCAGTTCGGACAGGCCAAGGTCGGCCAGTTGGTCGATCAGCGTATCGACCTTGAGACCGTCATGCTTGAGCGCGGGCGTGGTGGTGCGCTCGCCGATCTTGCAGCCGGCCAGTATGACGGACTTACGCTTGCCTTCGGTGAGCGAGGGAGCCGAGACGGCCCACCAGGCCCTAAGCTGCCGGAAGATGTCCTTGGCCCGCTGGTCGAGCGGCGCGACAAATTCGTCACGCGCCGCCTGTATCTTGGCGATCGAACTGTCGGCGTCGAGCTTGAGCTCGTCGCTCTTGTCGAGCAGATCGCGATATTCCGCGATCAACGCGATCGCCGTTTCGATCGTCTGTGGCGCCTCCTGCTTGGGTGCCTTGCGTCGTGACATCAATTCTGTCCTTCCGTGAAGATGCCGGGAACTGCCGGCGAAATGATGGGAATGGCGGTGGCGCAGCGGCCGCATTCGGCCGTCGCGCGGCCGACCAGCCATTGGCTGGCGCCACAGCCAGGGCAGTGGTTGGGCTGGCCGGGGCGATAGAGCACCACGTGCCCGCGTCCGGCGGCGAACGCTGCGTAGTCGGTCCTGGGCGCTCTCATGGCATCGCCGCCATGAAGCCCAAGGCAATGAGGATCAGCGGCACGGCGATCAGTAAGGCCTGAGCAAGGGCGATGCGCACTTCCACATGGCCTTCGCGGACATCGCTGTCGGACAGCAGCCGGTGGGCGGCGGCGAAGAGGCGCGCGATCATGCGGCCTCTCCATCGCTATTGTTCGGGCAAGCCGGGCATGCGGCGGCATATTGATGGTGCAGCTGATTGCGCGGCGGTCCCTTGCGCCTCCGCGCGCGCATGCAACTGGCGAGCGGGATCGGCCCGAACAGCGGGCAACTGACATCTTCACCGCCATAGGCAGCGCGCACCAGGCGCTCGGCCTCGGCATAGCTACCGGCATAGCTGCGGTTGATCAGGCGGCTGATGTAGCCGCTCGATTTGCCGAGCCTGTCGCCGACGATGCGCTGATTGTCGGTGTCGCACGCGCCGGCCAGCAGGCGGACCCATGCGGGCATCTCGTCGCCCCACGCCGCCGTCGCGCGTTCCACATTTGTACTGGAGGGGTTAAGAGACATGGTTAATTTCCCCGGCTAAAATTTTTTGGCTCGGAGCCAGGGGGAAGCGCGCACCGCTGTTGCGGTCGACCATCGCGACCATGGTGCGCCCCGCATATTCGATACGCGGATGTAGCGGCCCGGACGGGCGCGTCAGTCGCCAGCGCGGATGGTCGTCACCGGCGCGATCTGTCCGGGTCAGGAAGCCGGCGCGGGTAAGCTCGTTGAGGATGCGCCGCGCCGCGCGCGCCTCGACGGTGGCGGCGAAACAGATTTCGACCAGGTCAAACGACCGCATGACCCGCACCGCCGACCAGATGCGCTGGCGCGTCGATCGCGGCTTGGGTTCGCGCGCCGTCTCCCCAACGGCGGGCGGGTCGCGGAACGCCCGCGCCTCTGCTTGCATGATGTAGCACTCCGGCTTTTCGATCCGCTGGATCAGACCGGCCCCGCGCCAGCGATCGAGCAGATGAATGGTATCGGCCAGTGTCGGACGGGCGCTTTGGGCCACATCGTCATTGGCAAAGAGAATGTCCGCCAGACTCACTGGCTTCTGGGCGAAGCGCAGGACCGTCCAGGCCGCCAGTGCGGGATCGCGCATGCGCGCCGCTGCAACGAAGGTCATTTACGTGCTCCAGGGATGCGCAGGCCGCCGCCAAGGCCAAAGCCCAGGGCGAAGCTGCCGACAGAAAGGAGGATGACGCCGGTGATCATGGCCGCGTCTCGCAAAGAGGGCGGGCATCGCGGCTCATGCGAACAGGTCTCCCGCGACCTCGGTGATGACCAGCACCAGCCAGACCAGCGTTTCGAAGCTGAGCGTCCAGACCATGGCGCAGCCAAGGCAGGCGATCAGGAACATGACCGGGTGGAAGGCGCAGCCCTGCGGCGTCGGCGCTGGCTTCATCACCTTGCCTCCCGGCGCTGGACTTCATCCAGAAACAGCAGGGCTTCGTCGGCGCATGCCTCGGTAGGACCGAGATCCGATAGCCCCTGACCGTGCATGCCGGTGGGCCAGGCCGCGACCGTAGCCATCATGAAGTCGCAGCCATTGGGCCGGCCCATGCGCAGCACCAGCGAAGCGGTCCAGCCATTGGCGAAGTTGAAGCGCAGGCGCGGCGCGTGGGTGTCAGGGCACAGGTCTGCCTCGAAGCGGGCCGACGGCACGATCACGCGGGTCACGCGGCTGGCGCGGCGTTCGGCCTTGCTCTTGATCTGCGGCCTATAAGGGTTGGGGAAGCTGCGCATCACACCAACTCCTTCCGACGGACGGGCACATCGCCGTTGAGGATTGGGCGACTGCCCCACCAACCGGCGTTGATCTCGCCGACGCCTTCTTCGGCCGCCGCGCGCTGGGCAGCGCGCAGGTTGGTCACGATACGGCGGGTGATGCCCTTGCAGCGGTGCTGGAACAGTTCGGCCAGGTCGTCGGCGACATGGACCCGCGTGCAATAATGGTCGCGCAGCTTATAGGCGTCGGCAATCGACGCGGGCTGGGCGGGCGTGGCGATCAGGATGCGATTGTCGAACCGCTCCCATTCCTTGAGCTTGGAGGGCAGCGCCTCTTCGCCGATCAGCATGATGGCAATCGGCGCGCTGTCATGAATGTCGCGGATGATCTCGACCGACTTCTTGTTCACCAGATGGTCGGTTTCGTCGATGATCAGGTGGCGCGGCTCGTGGTTCAGCTGGTCGATGATCTGGCCCATCAGCACCGGTGCGGTGCGGCCGGGGCGCGTGATGCCCAGTTCCTCGGCGATGGCTTCCAGCAGCGAGCGCTGCGACCAGACGGAGCGGGCCGCGATGTAGGCCGCGCCGGTGCGGGCGGCGACGAAGCCGGCGGAAACCGTCTTGCCGTAGCCCGAGAAGCCATAGAGCAGGCCGATGCGGGTGGAGCTTTCAGGGCCTGCCTGTTCGCATTCCATGATGGTCTGCAGGGCAAGGCTCATATTGGACAAGGGCGCGTTACCGCGCGGGCCGTCGCCCAGATCGAGGCGCGGTTGGGAAGCTAGGCTGTTCATCGGTTCTTCTCCGGTCGTGCAATGGAGTTGAAGGGGGGATGTCATGCGGCGCCCTGGCGCCGTTCGGCCGGGACGGCCGCGCCGAAGGCGACCACCATCATTTTCTCGGCGCGATATTCGGTAGTGGTGGCGTAGAGCTGGGCGCGGCGCAGGGCGTCGGCATCGACCGTTTCGCCCCGTGCTGCCGCCGCGATGATCGCGTCGGCTTCGGCCATTTTGTCGGCCGCCGACCGGGCGGCCTGTCGTGGCGCGGGCGCCCTGGCGACCAGTTCCTCCAGCATGGACGTATCGGGCACCGGCGGAGCCGGGGCGTTGGTGATGCTGTCCATCGCCGGAGTCGTGCGCGCCTCGGTCGGGCGCGGGAAGTGCGTCAGCTTGCCAGCGCGCTCGGCTTCGTCGCGGAGAAGGGAGTGCTTCGCCTTCTCGATCGAGAAGCCACCCTGCTTTTTGCGCAGGTCTGCCTTCTGCTCGTTCATCCAGGCGTTGAACTGGCGCCGCGCTGCGAGTGCATATTGCTGCTCGCTCATGCCCGACCGTTCGGCATTGACCGCCGTGTCTACATAATTGCCCGCCTCATCAAAGACGAAGAGGGCGCCCAGATCATCTTCATCGCGGCGAAGGGTGACCTGTCGGTCCATCAGGGCGACCAGCGAAGGTGACCAGTAACGGCCCTTCTTCCAACGGATGCCCCGCTTGCCGATCGTGGCGGTCCCGACGTAGGCGCTGAGCGCAATCTTCAGCAGGCTTTCGCTGGGGGCCGCGCAAGCGGGCTGCGGCGAGCGCTGCCACTTCGCCATGGGCGATATGCCCAGCGAGCTATGAACGCGCTGGTGATATTCGCCGTCGACCCATGCATCGAGAATGCGCTGCAGTTCGGCGCTGTCGATTGCCGCCTCTATGACGGCGCGCCCCTTTTCCTTCTTCGCACGGGCGCGCAGCTTCTGTGCCTGCGCGACATTGTGTCCGAGGAAGCCCTTGAGCAGGGAGGCGCGTTCGCGGTTGAAGGTGCCAAACAGGCGCTCGACGTGCGGCTTGTCTTCCGGGTGACCCGGAAGGCAGACGTCCAGCGTTATGCCCAGTGTCTCAAGGGCGGTCGTAATGGATGCGTTGATAAAGCCGGAGCCGTTATCCACCTTCAGGATTGCCGGCATGACGCCCCAAGCCATGATGGTGCTGACCAGCATCCGGCGCACCGACTGGGCGCTCTCGCTCTCGACAACCAGAAACCGGGCGCGTCGCGACCAGCGATCAATGATGCCCAGGATGTTCTTGCGACCATCCCTGCACATCACGTCCGCCTTGGTCGTGTCGATCTCCCACATCTCGTGAGCGTAGGAGACCGTCGCATCCATTCGGCCCAGTGCCATTCGGTACTTGGACTTGAAAGTGTCGGGATCGCGCATCGATGTCAGGAGGACACGCTGTTCGTCTTCGACCTTGCGGATGAAGAATTGCAGTACTCGCAGGGACGGGAGCTCGTTGAACTCTGCGGCCAGCATCTTTCTGACGTTGTTGGCCGAAACCTTCTGGTCGGCCAGAATGACGAGGACGGCGGCGGCGATGGCGGGATTTCGGGTGAAGAAGTCGGAACCTTTAGGGCGGCCCATCGTGCGCGGGCCTGCGCTGGCATCTGACTGGCGAGAGAGCAAATCTTGGCGAGCAGCCTCGGGCAAGCCCATGACATCATAGAACCGGGCTTCGCCACCGCGCACGGTGCGGGCCTCGAACGGCCAGCCCTCGGTGCTGGCGCGAACACGGACGCCGGTTTTCGTGGTCGGCAGGCCTGCGAGACGAAGCTCGGCGATCTCCTGGGCGCTCAGATGGGAGGTGCAATATGCCCCCCGTCCAGACACCGAAGCGCGCTTCGTCTCATTTTCTTGGGGGTGAACGGAGAGTAAACAAGACTCCCCTGATTGTTTGTGATAGGCGGCGTTCATGCAGCGTCGCTCCGCGCAGCTGTCAGTGACAGGCGATTGCCTGTCTTGTCATAGCGCGACGGCCATATTTTCTTGGGATGCAGGCCGAGGAAGTCCGCAATGATCTTTTCAGCTTTCGCCGAAACACGGGCATGCAGGGTTAGAGACATCTGTTGGCGAGAAAGCCCATTCTGCCGCGCAAGCGCCGACAGAGTGGAGCCTGCTTTACGCACAGCAGCCTTGATGTCTTCCGGATGCATGTCGTCTGGTTGCACGTCAAATCTTTCCTTGCCTGTCTGTTGACATGCATAATGACAGGTAAAATGACAGGTCAAGAAAAAAATGATAGGTCTAGGGTGATTGGATGGTCACCTGAGGCTGCTGCTCGTCTGAAGGCGGCGGTGAAACGCTACGGAAGCCAGGGTAAGGCGGCGGAAAATGCCGGCATATCCAGGCCATCCCTGGTGGAAATTTTGGCGGGAAGGGCTACGCCTACGAACGGCACGTTTGCGAATTTATGCAGGGTGCTCGGCGTGGGGGCGTCAGAAATTGCTGGTGGCTACACGGCCACCGAGGGTCCACTTTATACTCGCGTCCCTAGTCCTGGTGAGCCGGGGGATATGGCCTTCGTGCCATTGCACGATGTTGTAGTATCGGCAGGCCATGGGGCGTCGGCGGTAGAAGCGGGGGAGTCCGCTGAAAGCTTGGGATTTCCAACTGGGTGGTTGAGAAGGCAATTCGGCGATCCGGCCAAACTGCGTATCGTGCATGTCAGAGGCGACAGCATGGCGCCAACACTAGGCGATGGCGACCTGGTAATGATTAATACTGACCGACGTGATCCTGTTGACGGAATTTTTGTCCTCCGTCTGGATGATCAACTTATGGTGAAGCGCGTACTTTTCCCGTCGGCTCGCAGAGTTTTGGTAACGAGCGACAACAGGGATTACGATAGATTTGACCGTTTAGTCGATCTTGAACGTGAAGATGGATTGCATCTGATCGGGCGGGTCGTTTGGGCCGGTAGATCTATGTAACTGGGAGGGCTTGATGCAGGATTTAAGGCCAGATGGTTCCGCACAAATTAAGGGCGGGCGCGTAATGTTGGCTGCTGGAATAGTGGTCTTCATGGTTGGCGTATTTTGGGACGTGCGAACCTATCCCTCTTTGAACTTGGACGATCTGGCTGCAAAATGGTGCGCGATTTATTTAGGAGGGGCCACTTTAACGGTCTCTTTTTTTCTCTTTATCGCGGGATGGATCATTCGTGCGATTTACTTTTTGCCTGGACGAGAGGCGGCCTTGCCCGCCGCAGAGCAAGAAGGAAATTATAGGCCGACCGTCGATCTGAATGAATTCCAGGGCGAGCCGGCTGATAACCGTTGGTTTTATCTCACTGTGGGAGGCGTGTTATGCGTGTTTGCTGCGCTCGCGATTTACAACCAATATCATAAGGATGTCCCACTTTCCGCAAGCGACGCGTACAGTTCAGGCACTGTAATAGAAAACGCAAATCCATAAGAGCCTCCTTTTTGTTCCCCTTTTGTTCTATGATGTTCCTCCACCGAGTCGATGGAGGAACATCATGAAGCATTTTGTCCCCGAAGCGTCTTCCCGCCCCGAATTTGGTCGCTGGTTGCTGAGCCAGATGAAACGCGAAGATGCTATTGGAGAGCTTGCGAAAGCCGCTCGCCGCGATCCGAAATTCCCTATCAATGGCGCGGTCAAGGATGTCGCCAGCCGCCTTAACAAGCTCGACGCCGATCCGGACATGCACTGCGCTCTGGATGACGCCGAACTTGAATGGCTTGCTTACTGATGTCCAGGCGACGGAAAGGAGAGAGGCAGGTAGACATGTCGCAGTTTTACCGGCCCTATGATGAAACGCATCCGGTGGCGCGCTCGATCGCCACCGGATCGCGATGGTTTGACGCGTGGCACGCGCAATATGGTCGCAGCTATGACCAGCTGGCTAAGCAGTCCGGCATAGTCGTCCAGCGGCTGCACGGTTTGTCGGGTGGCCAGCCGGTTTCGTGCGATGAAATAATCGCGCTGGCATCGGTTTGGGGCGTCCAGCGCGATGACGTTATTGCGTCTATCCCGTCTCCCCATATGCTGGTGGCGGACGGCGAGCCGATTTAAGCCCCGTAGAACGTTGAGGGTGTGTTTTGGCTACCTGACTACCAAAACGCCCCTCAACCCCCATGGGCATGATGCCCACGGGCAAATAGAGGCTATTTGAGATTGAGCCTCGCCTATCCCCTTGCAATCTCAGTCTGCTGCTGCAATTTGATTGCTGTCCGGCATTGATCGGGCTGGTATCCGACAGCGGATAACCACTCTCCTGGTCCGACTCGCCTATCCCATGGGTCATGGATCAGACGCCCCCCACTATCCGCCTTGCCCGTGTCGGCAAGTTCACCTCGAACGAAGGTGTTGAGGTTTCGTTCAGCGAAGAGATGTTGGCGCAGATCGCCGACGCCTATGATCCGGCGGCCGATCCCGCGCCGCTGGTCGTCGGCCATCCCCGCCTGGACGATCCCGCCTATGGCTGGGTCGATAGTCTGGCCGTCGAGGGTGGTGAGTTGCTGGCGCGTCCCGGTGCCGACATCGAGCCGGCCTTTGCTGAGATGGTCAGGGCGCGGCGCTTCCCCAAGGTTTCGGCGCGTTTCTATCCGCCCGAGCATCCGGCAAATCCCAAGCCGGGTAGCTGGTACCTCAAGCATATCGGATTTCTGGGCGCCCATGCGCCCGGCATCAAGGGGTTGGGCACGGTCCAGTTTTCCGAAGGCGATGACCAGGGCGTCGCCACCATCGATTTCCCATCCACCAAAGAGGACGACATGTCGAAAGAGGCAAGTTTTGCCGAGCGCGAAACCGCGCTCACCACGCGTGAACAGTCGCTTGCCCAGCGCGAAGCTGCTGTGGCCGAGCAGGAGAAAGCGGCAAAGACCGCCGCCATGAAGGCGATCCATGACGGCAATGTCAGCTTCGCCGAAGGGTTGATGCAGGCAGGCAAGCTGGCCCCGGTGGGCAAGGGGCTGCTCATCGGCGTGCTCGATCATCTCGACACCACGGCGGTCGTCAGCTTCGGCGAGGCCGGCGATATGGCGCCCGCCGATGCGCTGAAGAAGCTTTTTGACAGTGCTGTGCCGCTCGTCTCGTTCGGCGAGCACGGCAAAAAGCCGAAGAACGATAAGTCCTACACCAGCTTCGCCGCGCCCGAGGGCTACGATGTCGACCCCGAAAAGGCTGATCTGCATCGCCGCGCTTCCATCATTCGGCAGGAAAATCCCGGCCTTGGTTGGGCCGATGCGGTCAAGCGCGCCCAGGGCGCGGGCTGATCCTTTCCTCCCAGTAAAGTCCAACAGGAGCGACACATGCAGAAAACTTCCCTCTTTCCCATGAGCGTCATTGCCGCTGCCGCCGTGTCGGCCGCGCGCTTTGTAGGCATGTTGACGGGCGCGCATTGTGCGGCCGGCGCGAAGGCTCAGGGCGTATCTCAGTATGCAGCCAGCACCGGGGAGGCCTTCGCGGTCGATGTCCTGGGCACCACGATCGTCGAGGCTGGTGGCGCTGTCGCCGCCGGTGCCGCAGTGGAAGCCGACGCCCAGGCGCGCGCCATCACCCGGACGACGGGCGAAATCAATGGCTGGGCTGTCACTGGCGCGTCTGCTGCGGGGCAGAAAATCGAAGTTCTGCTCAAGCTCTAGAGGTCGGGCGGCGCTGACGGCCGCCCGGATACTGCCCAGGAAGGCGGCCTGATCATGTCCCAGGCGGCGCAACGGCCTTCCACCCTGTTTCCACGCTGAAAGGCCTGTTTATGTCCATGAATGCCTCGCAGGTGCGCGTCGTCGATCCCATTCTTACCGACCACGCGCGCGGCTATTCCAATGCCGGTTATGTCGGTGAAGCTCTTTTTCCCACGGTTGATGTGCCGATCCGTGGTTTCAAGCGTATCGAGTTCGGCCGGGACAGTTTCCGCCGCCGCCAGACCCGCCGTGCACCCGGCACGCCCATCCGCACCATGGAGTTCGGCCATGAGGGCCGGCCGGTTTCCTTGCATCAGGAAGCGCTCGGCGCTGTCGTTGCGATCGAGCATCAGGAAGATGCGCAGCAGACTCCCGGTATCGATCTGCTGACCGATGCTGTCGATCTCGTGCAGGAGGTGATTGCCCTGGAAAAGGAGTGCCAGCGGGCTGACGTTGCCCGTAATGCCGCCTCCTATGCCGCCTCCAACAAGATGGCGCTAACCGGCAACGACAAATGGTCCAGTCCGGACAGCAATCCGAAAGTGCAGGTCGCGGACGCCAAAGAGGTGATCCGCAGCCGCATCGGCCGGCGGCCGAACACGCTGCTGGTTACTGGTTCGCTCATCACCAGCCTCAGCGTTCATCCCATGATCCTGGCGCATTTTTCCCAGACCTCGGATGAGCCGATCTCGCTGGCGAAGCTGAAGTCCTATTTCGAGGTCGATAACCTCGTGGGGGGCGACGGCATCTTCGACAATGCGGACGGAACCACCTCTGACATCTGGGGCACTGAAGCCATCCTGGCTTATGTCGCTCCCAAGACTGGCGGTAGCGGCCGGGGCCGTAATCTGGCGCTTCCCAGCTACGGCTACACCTATCAGCTGAAGGGGCGACCGCTTGTTACCCCCACGCGCTGGGAGGCGGGTATCCAAAGCTGGCAGAGCGACGTCATCGACGAATTCTCGGCCGAGCTCGTCGGCGCCGACGCCGGCTTCCTGTTCCAGGGCGCGCGCTGATCCTTCGCGGCCCTGGCTGGCGGGGGCGCTGCACTGTCCCCGCCAGTAACCTTCCTGACCTCGGAGTTTCCCATGCGGAATTATGAAGTAAAAACGGCGCTGCGCGGTCTGCGTCGCGCGGACGGCCAGAAGAAGCCGGTGGAGATCGGCGCGGTCATCGCGTTGCCGTTCGATCTTGCGATCGAACTGCTTGCCCTTGATGCGGTCGAGGAAACGCGCGCGCAAGTCACCTGCGCGCTGTCCTGGGAAACCACGGCGCCCGTACCCGTGTCCTCGCCGATCGCGGTCGTGGCAGTGACGGATCGCTATGCCCTGGTCGATGCTATCGCGGATCTGGGTGGCATCGTGTTTTTTGTCGGTGAAGGCCTGCCGGATGATGCCGGACAGGTACTGGCCGACTTTTCCAACGATGCGCTGCTGGATGAACTGAGCGTTCGGATCGGCGAAGGCCGTCTGGCTCCAGCGGTGATGGAGTCGGTTGCCAAGATGCTGGCGCTCGCGACCGGGGGCGAGGACGGCGAAGCCCTCGATGCCGCGACCGATGGTGCCGATCCTGTTGGCGGTGTTGCGCAGGCCGAGGAGACGGAGCCGGCAAGTGAAACCGCGTCGTCTGAAGCTGGGGCTGAACCTTCGGCCGCCAAGCCCCCCCGCAAGAGGGGCTGATCGACATGACGGCCCTGCTCTGGATGGCGCTCGTGCTGGTTGCACTCAGCATGTTGCTGGCTGTGGTCTCCTTCGCGCTGGACTATTGGGATGCGCCTGTTTCCGGCCTGACCTTCATGGTTGCACTGGTCATGCTGTTCATCGGTGGGGCCTGCCTGTTCGTGGGCGGCATCAGCGGCTTTTTCGAGCTTGCGCAGGCCCATGCGTCCTGAAACTATCCTGAAACAGCCTTCCGAGATGCTGCACCGTCCGGTCACCTTCAATGGTATTTCGACCGTGACTGTGCTGCATTCGGTGGATGTCGCGGCCAGGGGGCTGGTCGCGAGCGTGGCGGAACTGGGAGTCGTGCCCCAGCTTTTCGCCGACGCTGTAACGCTCGCCATCTCCGGGGGAACGGATGGCGAGCGTTACCTCGTTACGGTGATCGCCGACGATGCGGACGGACAGCGCGCTGAGACCGAGCTGGAGATCGCGGTCATCGACATGGCCTGGTCCATGCCCGATGGTGGCGCGCCCTATCTGACCATTGCTGAATTCATCGACCGCTTCACCTTGGAAGAGGTGCTGGTCATGACCGACACGGGCAAGGGCTGGATCGATCGGGGGCTGCTGGTTGGCGCGCTGGTCAATGCGCAGGCTGTCGCCGATACGCATCTGGCTGCGCGCTACACCGTTCCGCTCGTGGAAGCGCCGCTCATCATCAAGAAGATCGTGGGCGATCTGGCGCGAGCCGATCTTTATCCGCGCGGTGCGCCTGATGGGGTAGCTGCCGCGGCGAAGGTGTCGATGAAGATGCTGGAGCGCATCCAGTCCGGCGCGCTGCCCGTGCCGGCGGCAACAGCGCCTGTGGCCGCGCCCGCCCAGGACGATATTCTCATCTCGCCTGGTCGCCGGGCCTATCCCGATGGATTGGCGGGCTACTGATGGGCGCGGGCTTTGATCTCAGCATCCGCGTGGATGACGCCATGCTCAACGAGGCGGTGGGGCGCGCCATTCTCGCCGGCAGCAATCTTCGCGAGCCGATGGGCCATATCGCTGAAGACTGGATGGTGCATGCGCGCGGGCGGTTTGCGCAAGAACGCGACCCTTTCGGGGTTCCGTGGATGAAGCGCCGTATCGATCCTGATCAGCCCATCAACGTCAAGGATGCTAGCCGCAAGGTCCTGCACAAAAAAGGTGCGCTGGAGCGCGCGTTAGTGCCCGACTTTGGTTCGGATTTCGCGCAGATCGGGGTGCTGCAGACGGCCGGGCCAGCCAAATATGCGCGCATTCACAACGAGGGCGGCACCATTAAGCCTCGCAACAAGAAGGCGCTCAAATTCGGCAATCGGGTCGTGTCGCAGATCGTAATGCCCAAGCGTCAATATGTCGGGTTTGGGCCGGATGAGGAGCGCATCGTCATTCAGGTCCTGCGCGCATTTCTGGCCGGGCTGTTCTCGAAGGTGGCGGGATGATTTCGCAGAAGCCTATAGTGGCCCGGCTGAAAAGCGTCGGCCTGCGGAACGTCGAGGGCATACTCGAATGGGCCGGCCTCACGGAGGCGCCCCGCGCCTCGCCAGCCTTTTTCGTCGCGCCCGAGGCCGATAGCGCGGCGCCCAACAGCATGGGTACTCGCGTCCTGGACCAAAAGCTCACCGAACAGTTCGGCGTGATCGTGGTGGTAGAGGGGCGTGCGCACGGCAGCGAGATGATCGACGATCGCCTCAAGGTGGAAGTCGATCGCGTGATGGACGCGCTGATCCTCTGGACCCACCCGGAGGCTGGGCGGCCTACCGAATATGGCGGTGGCAGATTGTTGTCCGCAGACGGATACCGGGTCGCGTGGATGGTCCGATTTACGACATCTCGGCACATCAGGAAGGAAAGTCAATGACCCGTCGGACGGTCAGTTCGTCTAAGCCCGAGGCCAGGTCAGCGGCCGAGACGCGGCCGGTTCAGGCCGATCCAACGCGCCCCCGCGCGCGCGACGCTACCGGCAACGAGATGGACGCATGGGGGCTGCCACTTGCCGGCCCGCTGCGCGCCGTGCGGCTGGCAGAGCTCGGAAAGCCTGATCCCAATGTAGAGCCGGGGGCATGGTCCTCCGCCGACGCCGGGGCGGATGATGCCGACCCGGCCGCGTCGGGCACAGAGGAGTAAATCATGGTCGACGCGATCAAGGTCATCCTGGCCAAGAAAGAAACCACCTACGGCACCGATGCTACGCCCACCGGCGCGGCCAATGCCATTTTGACCAGAAACTATAGCTCCAAGCCGATCGATACCGACCGGCTTGAGCGCAACCTCGATCAGCGCGTCTTTGGTGCGTCCTCGTCGGCCACGTCCAATGAGCGGCGCACCATCGCCTATGAGGTGGAGATTGCCGGATCGGGTGCGGCCGGCACGGCTCCGGCCTGGATGGAATTGCTGGAGGCCTGCGGCATGGTGCCGCCCGTCCTGACGGCGGGCGTCAGCGCCGTTCAGCAGTTCGCGCCTCCCGGTGCGGACGCTTCGGCACTGACCCAATATGACTATATCTCGGATCAGCGCCGCAAGACGGTGGGCAGTGTCGGCACCTTCAATATCGACCTGACGGCGGGCGCCTATCCCTTCTTCAGCTTCAACTGGACGGGTCTGGTCCCGCCCGGAACCGCCTTTGACAAGTCGCCGGCCCCGGCCACGACATTGGCGCGCTGGAAGAAGCCCCTTGAGGTCAATATCGACAACACGACCCTCTCGCTCGACGGCTATTCGCCGCGTGTGCGGTCGTGGCAGGCGCAGGCCGGCGTCACCGTCGCGCTGCGCAACCTCGTCGGTTCGCGCTATGTCCGGCGCGGTAATCATGCGCTGACCTCGACTCTGCTGATCGAGGCGCCCGATATCGCGACCAAGGATTTCATCACCAGCCTGCGCCAGGATGATCTACTGGCATTCGACCTGACTCATGGCGTCGAGGCGGGCGGCATCATCAACTTCGCGTCGGCCAAGGCACAGATTACCGACATCACCGAGAGCGAGGAGGATGATATCCTCATGTGGACCCTCGCCCTGACGCACACGGTCGATGACGGCGCGGCGGACCTCATCATCACTGCAACCTGACAACCGAGAGGCTGTGATGCCTCTGCCGGCGTCCGGGCTGGCAGGGGAGGAGCCGGATATGGGGCGGGCGGGGCCGCGACACCCGCCCGCCCAACCAGAACCCAAGGATCAGAGCATGTTCAAAGTTGTTTCGGAAACCCTGGCCTGGTGGCCTGTGATCTTCGCGGGCGTCACCGAGGAAGGCGCGGTCGTCGAGAACAAGATCGAACTGCGCTTTCGTATCCTGGACGAAGACGAGATCGACGAATTCGGCGCCGCTGCTGCGCGGGCGGTCGCGGGCGCCAAGGGCGGTGGCGTCAGCGAGAAGAACAGCGTGCGCATGCAGAGGGTGCTTGAGCCGGTCGTGCGGGACTGGCGCCTGGTCGCCGGTGCCAATGGCGAGCCGATGCCCTTTGGCGAAGCGAATTTCCAGGCGCTGCTGCGCGTTCCCAACGTCTTTCCCGCCATCCTCGGTGCCTATGGCGCTTGTCGTGCCGGCCGTGAGGATGCGCGCGCGGGAAACTGAAAGCCGCCGCGCGCGCCTGGGCCAGCGGGCGCGGCGGCGTGAAGCCTAAAGCTGATGATGCCATGACCCGATCTGCTCAATACCCGGTCTGGATGGAAGAGCGGATCAAGTCCGACAGCAAGGTGCTGGAACTGGCGCCGGACGAGGCCAAGGCCTTTTCCCTCTTCGTCGCGCTCGACACGCAATGGGACCGGCACGCGATGACCGGTGTGCGTCTGGGTATCGACTATTCCCGCATCCCCGCCGTCGCCCAAATGATGGACATTGCCATGACACCTTCGCTGTTGATCGATATCCGCATCATGGAAGGCGCGGCGTTGGGTGAATATGCAAAGGCGGCGCGTCGATGAGCGATATCGTCGTTGGCGTCCGCCTCAATGCGGACGGGTCGGGGCTGGTTGGGCAGTTGCGCTTGTCGAAGGCGCAGATGGACGCGCTTCGCAATTCGCAGAAGGATGCCGCCCAGTCTGCGCGTGACCTGACCCAGGCAACCACTGGCGTCTCTGCCGCCCAACAGGGTGCGGCTACCTCATCGCGCGAAGCTGCATCGGCCGCAACTGGCGCCGCCGCCGCGCATCGCAGTGCTGCCACCTCGGCGCGTGATGTCACGACGGCGACCGCAAGTCTTTCGGCAACGGACAGAGCAGCGACGGAAGCCATCCGCTTGCTCACCAGCGCCAATGAGCAGGCCGCCGTTTCCTTTGCCACTCGGGCGACCGAAGCTCGCCGGGCCGGCTTCCAGCTTAGCGACCTGTCCGAGCGTTCGGAGGCGCAGACCAGGGCGGCGCGCCGTGAAGCCGAAGCGGCTGGCCAGTTGACCAAGAACCTTGCCCTGCAGCGCGCTGGCTATCAGCAGCTGGGCTTTCAGGTGCAGGACGTGTTCGCCAGCTATGCAAGCGGCGCACGTCTGTCTGTTATCGCGGCCCAGCAGATCGGGCAGTTCGGATCGGCGCTGACGCTCATCGGCCAGGCGTCCGAAGGCGGCAAAGGCAAAATGGCGGCGTTCGCCAGCTTTATCGGCGGCCCCTGGGGCATTGCGCTTACCGCTGGCGTATCTGTTGTCGCGGCGCTGGTGTCGGTCTTGGGCAAGGCCGCAGATGCAGCTGACGCCGCCAAGATCGGTGCTGATGGCCTCTCGGATGCGCAAGGCCTCCTTGGTCAAATGTTCGATCTGACCACGGGCAAGATCAAAAAGCAGAATGAACTGCTACTGATCAATGCACGCCTTATGGCGATCAACCTGCGAGCGGAAGCCCAGAAGGAGCGGTCGGAGGCGGTCCAGGGGCTTGAGGTCGCCTCGCGGGACATCCGGACTGTGCGTGCTGCTCCGGTCGCGGGCATAGGCTATGGCGGCGGTCAGGTTGGCGCCAGTTTCGAAAGCAGTGCGATCAGCGCGCTGGCGAAACAGGCGCAGGCAGCTATGCGGAACGCGGATGAGTCCAAGCGCAGCGACGCGCTTATGGACATACTCGCGAAAACCGAACGGATCGATTTTTCCGGTTCCAACACGACAGCTGACGAATTTCGACAGTATATCGTCGACCTCGCGTCTTCGACCGCGAAGGAGGCGACCAGTGCGCTCATCGACAAATCGCTTGCAGATAATGAGCTTGCTCCAGGCTTGCGGCAGACGGGTAAACCCAAGAAGGACAACAGTGCCGACAAGGCCGCAAGAGAGGCTGAGCGCCTTGCGGCCTTTGGTGAGCGGTCTGCCGAGGCGGTGGCCCGGTTGCGATCCGAATATGATCTGGCGCCGCGCGACATCGACCGGGCCGGGGAAGCCACGCGCTCGCTGGATGCATTGGTCGCCGATATCAACAAGCGGTTGGGCACCGCAAAAAATCTGACGGCCGAGCAGCGCGATAAGTTTATCGAGATCCGGGCTGAAGCCCAGCGCCTCAAGCCGATCATCCAGGAAAGCCTCGTTCGCCCGATCCTCGACATGATCGAAGGGCAGGAGCGTCAGGTGGCGCTGGGCAAGCTGCAGATTGCTGGCCGTCAGGCCGATGCACAGGCGTTGCAACTGACCTACACCCTTATGGACAAGATGGGTGTCGAGAGCGAGGATCAGCTTGCGACCGCTCTCGCCCAGCGCGGCGTGACGGAAGATCAGGTTCGGTCGCTCTACGCCAATCTGGATGTGATGCGCGAACAGACGCGGGAAATGCGCGTCCAGCAACAGCAGCAGGAAATGTTCCTGTCGGCGCTCGGCGACATGCGCGAGAATGTCCGCCTGACCCTGCAGGATTTGCGTAGCGAAGGGCCGAAGGCGGTCGCCGATTTCGCAAAGCGCAGCGTGGATGTGTTTGACCGGCTGTTTTCGGAAGTGGCGACAGAGAAGCTGTTCGGCAGCTTCTTTCGCAAGTTGGAGGATCAGGCCACCGGCGCTGACAAGGTCAGCAAGGCCGGCGACAAGATGGCCGAAGCTGTCGGCGAAGCGGCGGATCACATTGTCACCCTGGGCAAAGCCGCCGCGACGGCCGCAGGGCGTATGCAGGGCGGTGGGGCCGCATCTTCCGGTCTCGATCTGGATATGTCCGGGATCAAGGAAGAGGCCGCCAAGGAAGGTGACATCGTCGTCAACGGCGATCCCCTCAAGATGTTCAAGGGGAGTTTCCAGTCTGGATTTGAGGGCTTCTTCAAAGACCTCAAGACGGACTTCAGTGACATCTTCACCGATATTTTCGGCGACAAGGGCGTGTTCAGCGAGTCTCTGGGTAAGACGCTCGGCGGGCTGGCGGCGGGCGCAGGCACTGGCGCTACTGCCGGTAGCCTGGTCACTGGCCTGCTGGGCATCAAGGGCAGTTCCACCGGCGGCGCGCTGGGCGGCGCCATTGGCACGGCCATTGCCGGCCCGCTAGGCTCTGTGGTGGGTGGCACGCTCGGTTCCGTCCTGGGCGGCCTGACTAAATCCACGCCCAAGGCCAGCGCGACCATTACTGGTGGCAGTGACGACGATGTGTCTGTGTCGGGCAACAAGGATAGCCTCAAGAAGGCGTCGGTGGGCCTCGCCAGTTCGGTGCAGGAGACGCTCCAGCAGATCGCCGACCAGTTCGGCGGCGAGATCGGCAAGTTCGCCGTGTCGATCGGCATCCGCCATGGTGATTATCGCGTCGATACGTCGGGCAGCGGCAAGACGAAGAAGAAGAGCGGGGCCATTGACTTCGACGATGATGAAGCCGGCGCCATCGCCTATGCGGTGATGGACGCGATCACGGACGGCGGGATCACCGGTATTAGCGCAGCGATCCAGAAGGCCCTGCGCTCCAGCAGCGATCTGGACGATGCGCTGGAGGAAGCGCTCAAGGTTAAAGAGGTCGAGGAAATCCTTGGCGGCCTGGGCTATAATCTGGAAGCCCAGTTCAAATCGTTCGAGGCCCAGGCGAAAGAGCGTGTTCGCATTGCCACCCAATATGGCTTCGACGTGCTGGCGATCGAGAAGAAAAATGCCGAGGATCGCGCGGCGCTGATCGAGAGCATGCTGGAAGAGCAGGTGGGCAGTCTGCAGCGCCTGATCGAGGAAATGACCTATGGGTCCCTGTTCGAAGGGTCCGCGATCGAGCAGCGCGACGCCCTGCTGAAGGAGATCGCCCAGGCACAGGCCGATGTAGACGCCGGCAAGGATGGCGCCGCCGATACGCTGGCCTCGCTATTCCAGAAATTTCTGGAGGTGTCGGAAGACGCCTTCGGGTCGACCGCTCAATATGCCGCCGACCGTGACATGGTGCTCAAGCAGTCGCAGGCCGCGATCGACGCTGCCTACAAGCGGATCGAGGATGCGTCGAAGGCTGCATCTTCCACTTCGACGGCCACGACCAGTGATCCGGCACTTGCCGCGACCAATCAGTATTTCGACGAGAATAACGAGCAGAATGCGCGCGTCATCTCGTTGCTGGGCGACCTGATTGCCCAAGGGCAGCAGGTTGCGACCGCTGCCGCCAACGGCCTTAGCGCCGCCTCGCTGGCGAGGACGAGCTAGGGCCACGGCTCTTTCTCATCATTGATTTCAGGCCGGCGGTTGTCCGCCGCCGGATAGCGATTACGGGCGATCTCGCGCTCCATGCCATGCAGGCATGGCAAATTCAGCCCAACTCATCCTTTTCGAGGCGACGCCTCGTCGGCCCGATGACGGCGCCGACCAGATCGTGCGCCTTGCGGGCGGCGGTGGCGCCCGCCCTTATCATTATGCCGATGCACATTGGCGGGCTGGGATCGAGGCGCTGCCAGTTGTCATCGCGTCGCTCGATTATGACGAAGAGATTGTCGGCGGTGGCGTTACGCAGGCGGTGACCCTGACCTATGCGCCGGGCGCGCAGGCAATGCTGGCCGATCTCGCGGCGCATTTCTGGCCTGATGCGCCCTGCACCGTGCGTGTCGGTCCAGAGGGGAGCCTTCCCTCCGTTCTGGTCCAGGGCAAGGTGCTCGAGATCGCGGTTGCGGACGGCAAGCTGTCGATCGTGCTGGCCGATCCGGCGGCCGACATCATGAAGCCTTTCCCGCTGGCCCGCTACCTCGGCACCGGCGGCCTGGAAGGCCCAGAAGACTGGGAAGACAAGCTCAAGCACCGGCTGTTCGGTCGGGTGTGGAACCGTCAGGCCGAGCCGATGGACCCGGCCAACAATATCTACTGCCTCGCCGATCCGCGCCGTCCCCTGCAAGCGATCAGCGCGGTGCGTGATCGTGGATCGCCGGCCGGCGAACTGACCTTCCAGGCCTGGGCGGGAACCGCCGAAGATACGCTGGCCGCGCTCCAGGCGGCGGTCGCGCCAGCGGGCGGCGGCATCGTCTGCCCGTCGATCGCCTCCATCAAATGGTGGACCGAACCCTCGGGCGACTTGCATGCCGATGTCCTGGGCGAGATCGGCGCGGGCTATGTCGAGACCACGGCCGCGATCGCGGAGCGTCTGGTCCAGGAACTGGGCGGCCCGGCGTTCGCGCCCGGCATCGTCGGCTCGGCCGACAGCCTGCGCCCGGCGCCGGTGGGCTGGGTAGTGAAGGACGAGACCACCACGGTCGCCGCGATGCTCGACGAGCTCATGGCGAACGTCTCGCTGCTCTGGCTGCTGTCGCCGACCGGCGAGATACTCATCCGCCCCTGGGCCTGGGGCGCGAGCGTCGCCAGCGCGGTCAGCGAGGACGTGTCGCGCACCAAGGTCATCCGCCCGGTCGCCACCCGCAAGCTGGGCTATCGGCGCAACGAAAGCCGCATGGCGCGCGGCGACCTGGCCGCGATCGTGCTGGCCAATGAGGTCGCCTATCTCGACGGCACGCCCGCCCAGGACCTCCAGCCCGCTGAAGCCGGATCGACCCTTGGCGCGCCGTCCGGCACGCCGGTGGGCAGCATCACGGCCGATGACGTGGACAGCACGATCAATGCCGGCGGCGGTGTCGCGGAGAATCAGGTCAATACCTCGGCGATCCTGGACAATGCGGTGACCGAGTCCAACTTCGCGCTGCTCGACCTGTTCGGCGCGTCGGTCGGCAGCGACGACGATAATGTCTGGCGCGATTTCGCCTATATGGGCGTCTCGCTGTCCACCACCTTCACCCGGCCGGAAGGCGCGACCGATACCACGGCCGTCTTCCTGGTCACGGTGGTCGGCACCCGCACCGGCGGCGACAATGACCGTGTTTCGCTGCGCATGATGCGCGGCGACGGCACCGCGCTGCTGCCGGCCGAGCATGGCTATCTGCTGTTCGAGGGCGGCGGCAACACCGCCTATACCGTGCCCTTCTTCGATCCCGCGCCGCTCGACGGGACCAACAGCTACACCGTCCAGTCCAAGAATGTCGTGGGCCACCCGACTTGGGAGCGGGGAATCGTCATCCCCGTGCGGCTCAGTAAATGAAGCGCTGGGCTTTCATCCATCCCGCCTCGGGCGCGCTTGTCATGGTGACCACGTCGCCGGCATCGATGCCGCCCGCCCATCTCGATCGCCGGCCCGCGCCCGTGGGCGTCGATCCCGGCCTGCACTGGTGGAATGGCTGGTCCTTCGCGCCGCGCGCGGACGCGCCGATCGCGGCGTCGCTTGCCGGTGACCGCGTGTCGATCGACGCGCCGGCCGACGCCTGGCTGTCCCTGCCGGACGGCTCGATCGCCAAGGACCGCGACATCGCCGCGCCCGCCGGCCGCGCGCGCATTTCCCTGGTCGGACAATATCGCGGCGACGCGTGGATCGAGGTGGCCCCATGACCATGGTCGATCCCGTCTATGCGCAGTGGCTGATGGCCGATTGCCTCTGGACCCTCGCCAAGGATGACGTGCTCGATGCGCGCTGGGGCGAGAGCGCGCTGACCAAGGAACGGCAGACCACGATCGCCACCAAGGCGGACGCGGAGGAAGAAGCCGCGCGGCAGTTGGCCTTCATGGGCGGGCCGCTGGTGATCGACAGCCATTTGCTGCTGGGCCGCTGGGAGCAATATCGCGGCCAGGTCATCACCATCACCGGCAGCAAGCTTGGCTATGAGGCGGGCGTCGACGTGTTCGTCCTGGGCGCGGAAGATGCGCTGGCGGCCGGCACCAGCCGCGTTTCCGTGCTGAGGAGGCTGTAGGCCATGGCCAATATCCTCATCACGGAGCCGACGCCGATCGCCGCGATCGCCACGTCGCGCGGCACCGGCGCCGCCAATCTGCTGACCGGCGATCCGCGCGAGATCTGGCTCGACAGCGAGGTTGGCAGCGTGGCGGTGATCGACATCGATCTTGGCGTCGAGCGGATCATCGACACCGTCTTTCTGGGCTGTCTGTTCGGCGCGGCCGACGCGGCCACCTGGTGGATCAAGGGTGGCCTCGCCGCCTATGAGGAACAGACCATCCTCGACACCAGCGCCCTGCGCGTGCCTGAACGCGACTGGCGCCGCCGCACCATGAGCCATGCGCTCTGGTTCGGCCCCGAGCAGCTGCTGCGCTATATCCGCATCGGCGTCGAGCAGCCGGCCGGGGCCGAGCCGCTGGCGATCGGCGCGCTGATCGTGGGCGATGGGTTTCAGCCCAAGTACAACAAGGAATGGGGATCGGGCCGGGCCGTCAAGGACATGTCCACCGTCACCCGCCTTGCCTCGGGCGGCGTCGCCGTGGTCGAGGGCGGGCGCTATGCCAGCTACAGCTGGACGCTGGGCGACCTGTCCGAGGAAGAGACGGATCGCCTTTTCGAACTGCAACTGGCGGTGGGCGAGTCCCGGCCGCTGCTGGTGGTCGAGAACCCGGATCGCACGGCGGGGCTGCGCAACCGTATCCATTATGGGACGCTTACTGGCCTGCGTTCCTATGATCGTCGCAACGCGGTTCAGACCAGCTGGCAGCTGGCGATCGACGGTTGGGCGATCGAGCCTGATCCCGTCCATCAATCACGCACCATCCCCGTCCTCACGCTTGGCGGCGAGCCGCTGACGCTGGGCGGCGAATTTCTGACCCTTGGAGACTGACCCATGAGCAAGGCGATAGAGAGCCTCTCACCGGCGGATAAGGCGGCGCTCAAGGCGGTGCTCGATCCCATGTTCGAAGCCACACTGGACGCGCAGATCGCGGCCATCGGCTATTGGCGTGTCGATAGCTATGCCGAGCGCGGCGAGATCGACCCGGCCTATGGCGACCGCTGCCGCGTCGTCAACGCCACCGAGACCGCGCCGGGTGTGTTCGGCCCGCCCAGCCGGGACTTTGTCTACACGCAGGGGGCGGGCACCGGCGGCGCGGATGCATGGGTCGGCCAGCAGACCGACGCCGAGCAGGACGCCATACTGGATGCGGCCTTCGCGGACATCGACGCGAATATCGCCAACTTCAATGTCGAGCTAGTGAAGCGCCAGCATGTGGTCGAGACGATGGCCCAGCTTGGCGCGATGACCGGCGACTATCTCTATTATGGTCGCCATGTGTACGTGGTCGAGGCGCTGCGGGAGTTTGTCTACACGAAGGACGGCAACGGCCCCGGCCAGGACGCGTGGCTGGGCTATATCAGCCGCTCCGAACTCGACAGCGAATTGGCCGCCGGTCATGCGCGCGATGATGAGCTTTATGGGCTGATAGACGATATCCAGCCGGCCGACATCGCGGCGCTGACCGCCGCGCCGGCCTATGGCGAGCTTGGCGCCACGACATCGTCTGTGGCCCTCGCCTGGTCGATCCTGATCGCGGATGGCACGCCGCTGGCCCAGGCCGTCAGTTGGGGCAGCCAGATCGTCCATCTGGACGGCGGCGCCCGGTCGCTGACCATCCCGCCGCCCGCCTGGGCTGCGCAAACGCAGGTGCTGGTGATCGGCGACAGCCTGTCCTCTCCGGGCTATTCGGATGCGCTGGCGGCGGCGACCGGACTGGCCGTTACCCGCACGGCGCTGGGCGCTCAGACCAGCTACAAGCAGGCTCTGCGGGTCGGCGCGGAGCCGCTCTATGTCACGCTGTCCGGCAACACACTGCCGGCGTCGGGGACCGAGGCGACCGTCACCCTGCTCAACGGCGCGGCGCCCGACCTTTCAAATCCCGCCTCGCTGTTGACTACGGCTGCGGGCGACACGGGGCCGGGTCACCATATCAGCGGCACGATCGCCGGTACGGCTGTGACTATGTCCCATTATCCGGCGACTGCGCCCAACGCATACAAGATGACGCAGGCGGGCGGCGCGCCGGTCACCGTGCCGGTAGGCTCGCTGTTCGTGCCCGACTGGGCGACGGCGACGCGCACCCATGAGCTTTGGATTTGCGTGGGTAGGAACAATGTTGCCGATCCGGCGCGGATCAAGACAGACATCACCGCCATGATCCGCATGGCACGCGGCCAGCGCATTATCCTGTTCGGGATCATCAATGCGCCCGATGAGCCGACCGGATCGGCCAATCTCGCCACCATCAAGGGGCTGAACGACTGGATGCGGTCGACCTGGCCGCAATATTATGCGGTCGACGGCAGTGGCCGCGATCTGCGCCAGGCGCTGCTGGCGAGCGGCGGGAGCAGCGGCAACGATCTGACTGACCGCAACAATGAGGTGATCCCGCGCAGCTTGCGCGTGGCGGCCGATGACCTGCACCTCAATTCTACCGGCTATGGCATCTGGGCTACGCTGGCGCAGGCTTTCCGCACCGGCCAGACCGCGCCCCCCGCCAGCATCGCGGACGGGACGGTCATCACCCTCAACGCCAATGGGCGGTTGCGTCAGCTGACCTTTGCCAAGCTGCCGCGCCGCTTCTGGGGTGTCAGTGCCAATGCCGCGCTGACCGGGGCACAGGTGATTGCGCTGGCGGGCAGCGAGCTTTCGGCTCCTCGGGGCAAGACGTTCAGCGTCACGGCGGCGGACCAATATGTCTATTTCGCCTATCTCGCGAGCCTGGGCGATCCGACCGGCTACGCGATCGGCGGCTTTGCCGAAAGCTACGTCAAGACGGTGGTCAGCGTCACCACCGCCGCCGGCCACACCGCCGACTACATCGTCATCCGATCCACCAACAAGCTGACCGGCACCGTGCCGGTGGAGGTCAAATAATGGCTGATATTGCGAGTCCGATTAAGACGTTGGGGGCGTTCCCTGCGGTCGACCCGACCGTCGCGGCGATCGGCACCGCCGACCAGATTGCGGACGGCGAAACCAAGGTCAGCATGACGGTGGAGGAACGGGAGAGCTTGGCGGGTATAGCAGTTTCTGCGGTTAGACCCGACGTAGGCTTCGTCCCTGTATTCCGGGATGAGCCGTTCGCATTTGTTGCCGCAGTCGATGCTTCGCTGAAACCTGTTCTCGGCTCGGATTTAAAGGGCGACTTGATTGCCCCTCCCACCGATCCGAACATCAATTTGCCTGCTGGAAAGATTCCGGTATTCGCTGACGAAAATGTCCTCTCGGCGGAGCAGGTCGATGGCACCTATCGCGTGATTTTCGGCGTGGCCATCGATGGAACCCTGATAACTCAGCTGGCGGTCGTGACTATTGCGCCGATCTTTCTGGACGAGCCGTGGCTGGTCGCTGATGTCGATGCCGCCATGGGTGTTATCTCCGGCGTCATGAAGGACGGCACGCCCTATCCTCGGGCCGCTATCCCCGAACAAGTCTGGATGCCTTACATTGACGCGGCCGGTAATGTGGCAGTTCTCAGTGAAACGAGGTCGGTTCGCGTGGCGAAGCCTCAAGGCACGTTGCGTTCCGCCGCCGCCATTTCAGCCGGTGGCATCGTTTCTTGGGCGGACGATCAAGGCGGCGCGCGGCCAGAGTTGCGCAAGTTCAATGTTTCCGGATTCGCCTCGGTGCCGTCCGCCATCACCCGATTGGTCATGATCCCCCAGATGGGCCAGTCGAATGGGATCGGATCGGGCGGCTGCCCTAGCGTAACACGCACGCCGGTGCGCCCCGGCCGCGCCTTCATGTTCAATGGCGGCGCGCGGGTCGTGCAAGGCGATGCTACGCTCAACAACTGGGAGCAAGGTTCGGCCAACAATAATGGTCAGTTGCGCAGTATCCTTGACCGTCAAATTCTGACGCTCACCGATCTCTTTGAGGCTGACGTGTTGGTCAGCGCACAGAGCAATTGGTATGGCGAAACGTCATTGTCTGGCGCTGCATGGTCGATGACGCCAACACTGGCGTCGAACATCGGGCTGCTGATGGCTACCTTCGCCATCGGCGGCGCATCGCTGTCTCAACAGATGCCCGGCAGCGCGATGTACAAGAACGTCATTCGTGCCGTCGAGCGAGCCAAAGCGCTGTGCGATATGGCGGGTATCGTCCTTGAAGTCCCTGCGGTCCTCTGGAACCAAGGCGAGGCAGACCGCAATGGTAACACGGAGACTTATCGCACTAACTGGCGCGCGCTTCAGGCTGCGCTGACCACGGACATCAACGCAATCACCGGCGGGGTCGGTGAAGTGGTGATCGTGTTCGATCAGAACGCCTCTTGGACACAGAGCCGGGCAACCGGTGATCTGCCAGCGGCCCAATTGGCGGAAGCCATCGCCAATCCGACCAAATTTCAGGTTGTGATGCCACAGTATATCTTGAGCTACCGCACTGATGGTATTCACACAGATAACGTTTCGATCCGTAAGCGCGGCGAGTATGAGGGACGTGCGCTGGGCAAAATTCGGGCTGCCCAACAGGCTGCTACGCCGCTCACAGCAATCACTGGTGGCGCGCTCATTGTCACCGGAGTAGTCGCCGAAGGGGCCGCTCTTACGATCTCGACATCCGCCGCATCACAGCTGGTAATCGACACCACTGCGGTCGCCGATCCCGGCCAATACGGTCCGCGTGTTTTTGATGCGTCGGGCAACGAGATCACGTTGTCCGCCATCGCCATCTCTGGCTCGTCACAGATCGCAGCAACGCTGGCATCGCCGCTGACGGCAGGCGTCAGTTATTGGCTCGGCGTAGCCGACAAGGGGGCAGTGGGCGCCAAGGCTGGTCCGACGACAGGGCCGCGATCCTGCTTCCGGGACAGCTCGACCGATGTTGGTTCGGACGGTGCCCCCCTCTTTAATTGGGCATCGGTTCAGCAATTCCAAATCCAGTAATCTAAGGAGTCACTTATGGTCACCATTCCTCTTGCCACGATCCAGCCCGGTATCACCGCTCCCGCTGGAAACCCCGCTCTCAATGTCGATGCGGTGGACATGGCCATCTATAACATGCAGGCGACGCTACTTTCGTATGTGCGTGGCAAGCGCCTTTCGGCGGCTAACGTCGCCTTCAAGGACAGGGTGGGTGTGTCGGTGAGCGCCGGCGCGGGGGCTGCGTTCACGGCGGCTGATCCAGCGATGAATGACAAAAATTCGCTCAATCTAGCGGCGGCCACCAGCCCCCAAGTCCCGGATATTGCCGAGTCCGCCAGTTTTACCTTTGTGACGCCAATCCTTCCAGTGGGCTACACGGCTGCGGGGACAAGCTCGAACCTGTTTGGATCATCCGGCGGCGTGGTTGCATACGTCGATGGCGAGACGAGTTTCGCGCGTCTGGTCGTGTCGGCGAACTGGAACACGGCCGACGGCAATTGGCCTAACCCCGGTCTGGCGCTCAATACCAAGGCAATCTTTTGGATCAGCTACGATTCGCCAAGCAAAACGTGGCGCTACGGCATCAACAGTGCGACTGCCGCGGGCACCCTCGCTGGGGTGGCGACGAGAAAAGAGCTTCTCCCGACTGACCGCTTTCGGCCGTTCGCATTTACGAGCGGAGCAAACATGGCAAAGGTCAAGCATTCGGGCTGGGCGATCTTCAACACCGCCTACGGTGCGGGCGGGACGAGTGATGCAAAGTTCGCGGCGCTGATCGCGGCGTGGAAAACCCATATGGGCATTTAACATGCCCCCATCTCAAGGCGGGCCGCGACCCGATCCCCGCGCTGAATGCTGACTATGAGCGGGTGATGGCGCGAGGCGCATTCGCCTGACCCAATGATCCCGGCGCCTGGTTGCAAGTGAGGGCAGGCGCCGGGATCGCTGGCAACCGCTGAGCAGCCAGCAACCCGCGCGTCGTCACGCTTGGGCTGACCGGCTGATAGCACAGGGACCGCCAGCGCCAAGAGGCTGGCTCTTTCTCATTGTTGGACATGCCTTTGACGACGCTACTGCGGACGCGATAGCGTGGCAGCGAAGGAGAAGGGCGATGGACATGACATACGAAAAGGTGAAGCTGGTCCAGCGGGCCGAAAAGAGCATTGGGGAATCAGGCAGCGCCGTGTTTGTCGTGCAAGGCCAGAAATTCGAGGTCACGGACCTGAGTTGGAATGACAAGTCTTGCATCATAGGCGCTCAGATCGCGGGCGGGCAGATACTGTTTCTGGATGCATCCGATCCCTTCGCTGTCATCGTTAAAGGCTAAATAGCAGGGCGGGTGTCCCGCGCCGGATACCCGGCCTTGATATCCTCCTCGGTCATGCCGGTGGCATGGCACAGCTATCTACCCGTCTCGTCGGCGGCGGTCTGACCGCAGCGGTTCTCGCGATCATCGCGTCCATTCTCAATGTCGAGGGTGGGTACGTCAACAACCCCGCCGATCCGGGCGGCGCTACCAATCATGGGATCACTGAGCGGGTCGCTCGGGAGCATGGCTACAAGGGCGCCATGAAGGACCTGCCGAAGGAATTCGCGCAGAGCGTCGTCTTCGTCGATTACGTCCAGGCACCCGGCTTCGATAAGCTGATCGAGCTATCGGCGCCGGTCGGTGAGGAGGCTGTAGACAGCGGCGTCAATACCGGGCCGGCTCAGCCGTCGCGCTGGCTCCAGATCGCGCTGAACAGCCTCAATCGGCAGGGCAAGGACTACCCCGAACTGGTCGTGGACGGAAAGGCTGGCGCCAAGACGATGGCGGCTTATGCCAGTCTGCAGAAACTGCGTGGCAAGCCCGAGGCGTGCCGGATGCTGATCAAGCTGATGGATGCCCAGCAGGCGTCCTATTACCTCAAGCTCACTGACGGCAACGGCAGCCTCGAAACCTTCATGCCCGGATGGGTGATCAACCGCATCGGCAATGTACCGTTGGAGCGCTGCCAGTGAAGCGGCGTCAGATCGGACTTGGTGTACGCATAGCGGCGGCGATGGCCTTCGTTGGGCTGGGCCCTGTCTTCGACGCCATAGCGTCGATGCCGATCTTCTCCGTTCGCGCCGGCTACGCCAACCGCCCGGTGCGATCGAAGCGGCCTCAGGCCAGTCGGCCGAAGAAAGTCAACCGCAACCACATCAGCCGTCGCACGCGGCGCAAGCATCGCAGGAGCAAATGATGCGTATCAAACTTCCCTTGGGGCCAATCGCGAAATGGGTCGGCAACGTCATCCTCGCCGCCGCTGCTCAGGCCGTGGTAGATCGACTGACGCGGCCTCGCGCGAAGGCTGAACCGACTGGTCAACCCGTCGCGCGTCAGTCGCAAGATGACGCTGTCCGGGAGGCGGTCATGGAAGCTCTGGAGAACGGCGCGCTCTCTACTGCCGGCGTCGGCCGAGCACAGATGGAAGCCTTTCTGGCATCTTCCGACAAGGCACTAAAAAAGGCGCCTGAAGCGCCTGTGCAAACCCTCTTCAACGACCCCGCTTCCGGGTAATTATTTGCGCGAATTTCTGACGCGCTACGCCGACTTTTTTTCGCGGACTTTTTTTCGCGCCTTTTTTTCGCGCTACAACCAGCAACTGCGCCAGTGGATCGGCCTCGCGCCGTTCTCCTGCTCGATTACGGACCAGATTCGCGCTCGTGCGCAGCATGTCGGCGCTTGTCATTGGCTCACGCTCCTGCGATATTCGTTCATGAAATGTTCTATTCGTCTCTTTACCCGATCGCCCGGATCGCGCCCCATGCGCAGGTCGAAGACCAGGCGCGGATCGCGCACGGCATCGCGGCCAAATCTGGTCGGCGCTATCTGATGATCCCGCAGGAATTTCTCGATCGTGCGCAACAGCATGGACGGAACTCTCCTCTTTCGAGCCGATTCGCCCCCTGCGAATCGATAGGCAATTTCCTATCTCATATTCATTTTCCTACTTGTCTAGGAAAATTCCTATCATTATGGATGCAAC